CGCGACTCCGCCCGCCTCGGCCACCTGCCGGGCACCGAGAACTACTACCTGACGCCCCGCTACGGCAAGGACCCCGGCGTCCTCGGCATCGAGGGCTACCGGGGCGTCATCGAGCGCATGTACCGGGCCGGCGCCGTCGAGTCGATCCGCGTCGAGCTGGTGTGCGCCAACGACGGGTTCCGCTTCGACCCCGGCGCCGACGAGCGCCCGCACCACTCCGTCGACTGGTGGTCCGACCGCGGCGACATCCTCGGCGCCTACGCCTACGCGGTGCTGCGCGGCGGGACGACCTCCAAGGTCGTGATCGTCGGGCCGAAGGAGATCGAGCGCGCGAAGGCGGCGTCGAGCACGGCGGACAAGGCGTTCAGCCCGTGGCAGTCCGACCCCGGGGCGATGGTCCTCAAGACCGCCGCGCACCGCCTGGAGCCGTGGGTGCCGACGTCGTCGGAGTACCTCGCCGAGACCCTGCGCGCGCGGGCCGCGGCCGAGCGGATCGCCACCGAGACCCCACCGGCGGCGCCGGCGGCCGCCGAGGAGCCGGCCGCCGACCCGGTCACCGGCGAGGTCCTCGAGCCCGCCGTCGAGCCCACCCCGCAGCCCGTCGTCGAGGACCCGCCGGACGGCATGGCCGTCGGCCCGCTCGTCGACGACGACGTCGCCGGCGGGGTCGCCGGCGGGGAGGCGTCGTGACGGCCACCACGCCGGCGAAGCCGGCCACGCTCGCCGAGGAGGACTGGGCGGCCCGCCTCGACGCCATCCGCACCCCGGCTGAGGCCCGGGCCGTGTTCCACGACGCCCGCGCCACGGGCGCCCCCCTGGACGTCGCCGCCGAGGCCGTCGACCGGTACCGGCGGCTCGTCGCCGCCGAGCATCTGCCCGCCCCGTGCCCGTGCGACCACGAGGCCGACCACCTCGGGGCGCTCGTGGCCAGCGAGGCGGCCGAGCGCCGGGCCGCCGAGGGGACGTACGAGATCGACCACATGAGCGACCCGATGGACGTCACCGAAGCGGCGGACGTCGCCCTCCGAGGGGGCGATGAGTGGTGATCGCGGGCATGAGAGCAGACATGGGCCCCGACGAGCTGGCCGAGGCGATCGCCGAGCGCACCGGCCACGCCGGCGACACCGACCGCGGCGCCTACCACCGAGCTCTGGCCAACGCCGCCCTCGCGGCCGTCGGCAACGTCATCGCCGCCATGCCCGCCGTGCCCGCCGAGAAGTGGGCGGCCGTCCAGGAGCGGTGGGCGGAGCTGCTGCACGCCGAGGAGCCGGGCGGCCCGCCGCGTCGAGTGACGGGAGAGACGCCGCCGTGGCCCCCGCACGAGGCGATCACCGTCGCTGTCGCCCTGGCCATGGGCACCCGGGGCGAGGCGTCATGACCGGGCGAGTCGCGGACCGGCTGTGGGACGCGTGGGTGTCCGTCACCCCCGACGAGTACGCCGCGTGCGGGGTCGGGGACTGGTGGGACCGGGCCGCCCGCGACGGGTGCACCGCCGGCGGGGGCTCGTGATGGGCCGCGTCGAGGGGCACGGGGTGCCGCGGCCGCCGCACCCGCCGGCCGCGGTGCACCAGACGGGTGCGGTGATCGGCGAGGTGCAGTGCTTCCCCAGGGCGTACCTGCGCCGCGAGGGCCACCGGTGGTCCATCTGGGTCCAGGAGCCCGGGGCCCGGTCCCGGCCACTGGTCGACCTCATCGCGCTCGACCTCACCTGGGCGACCGCCGAGGCGCTCCTGGCCGCCCTGCGCGGCGCGCCGGCCGCTCCCGTCGGCGATGCGGGAGACACCGTGCCGACGGCACGGCTCGTCGCCCTGTGGGACGCCGTCAGGGCGTGGGCGGTCGACACCCAGTCGGGGGCCGGGCCCAGCATCACCGTCCTCGGCGGGATCCTCGGCGACCACGACCCGCACGCTCCCAGCGAGGGCGGGCCGGCCGCACGCACCGTGGATGTCGACGGTGTCCGGCCGCTGACAGTCAGCCCCCAGGACGCGGCGGCCGACAGCGCGCTGATCGCCGTCCAGGAGGTCGTCGCCCGTGCCATGCACCAGGCGATGGCCGCTGTGGCGAGCAGGCGCGTCCACTCCGCCTGGGACAGGGAGACGGAGGGCCACCGGTCCGAGGTCCGCCGACTGGCCCACCCTCACGCCGTCGAGATCGTCGCCCTGCTGAGGCCCTCGTGAGCGCCGCCGGGTCGACCGAGCAGCCCGCGCCCCCGGACGTCGTCGTCGACGTCGAGGACCCCGGCGAGCCGGACATGCACGTGTCGCTGTCCCTGCCCGTCACCAGGGCCCGGGTCCACGAGGTCATGGGCGTGCTGTCCCGGGTCGCGACCGGCCTCGCCCTCGACGGGCACATGATCAACCTCTCCTGCACGCCCTACGACGACGACCCCGACGACCAGGACGGGCCGTCGTGAGCTGGTACCGGGTGCGGCCGCTGTCGGACCGGTCGTGGCTGCGCCCCGAGAAGGACCGGGCGCCGAGCCCGTTCCGCTCGTCCTGGCCGGACACCGAGAAGCTCCTCGCCGCCGAGGTCACCGCCCTGGACGGGCAGGACGTGGTGATCGGGATCGACGTCGGCGAGTCGGACCTGCGGCTGGACGGAGGGCTGCGGGCCCTGGCCCGGGCGGCGACCCCGGCCGTCGAGGTCGCCTTCACGTCGAAGCACGGCCCCCTGCGGTACCGGTCCGACCGGTACACGACGCAGTCGGCGCACCAGGGCGAGCCGTGGCACGCCAACGGCCGCGCGATCGCCCTCACCCTGCAGGCGCTGCGGGCCGTCGACCGCTACGGGGCGTCCGGCGCCGGTGAGCAGTACACCGGGTACCGGGCGATCGCCGCCGCCCCGGCGCCCATGACCCGGGGGCAGGCCCGCTTCGTGGTCTGGTCCACGTCCGCCGTCGGCGACCCCGCCCTCGACCTCGACCCGCCGCCGGCGGTGGTGCGCCGGGCGCTTCGCCGGGCGCACCCCGACGTCGCCGGCGACCGGGCCGCGTGGGACCGCCTCGAGGAGGCCGTGCGGGTGCTGGAGGGCCCGGCATGAGCCCGCTGACCTTCGGCGTGCTGGGCCGCGCCCGCCCCCAGGGCAGCAAGCGCGCCGTCGGCCCCGGGCGGATGATCGAGCAGTCCAAGCACGTCGGCCCGTGGCGGGACCAGGTGGCCGGAGCCGCGCACCTCGCCGCCCGTGAGGCCCACTGGCCGCTGTCCTACCGGGGCCCCGTCGAGGTCCGGATCACGGTCCTGTTCGCGCGTCCGGCGTCCTCGCAGGCCCCGTTCCCCGGCCAGCCGTACGGCGACGTGGACAAGCTCGCACGGTCACTCCTCGACGCCCTCAGCGGGCGCAGCGGCCGTGCGGCGAGCACCCGCGGGCCCCGCGGCGCCCGCCTGGCCCCGGTCATCGCCGACGACACCCAGGTCGTCGAGCTGCACGCCACGAAGGGCTACGGCTCCCGCGACGAGGTCGTCATCACCGTGACCCCCGTCCTGCCCCACCACCCCCAGAAGCACGGCCACCAGGAGCCCCTGGCGGTCGACACCACCCCGAGCACCTGAGGAGCACGCCCATGCCCGACACCCACGACGAGGACCGCGACCTGCGGATCGAGCAGACCAAGCGGGCCCTCGACGGCACCCGCAAGATCAGCGAGACGATCGCCGACCTCGACGACGGCGCGTTCGACCTCCAGGCCGGCGCCGCCCTGCGCCGCGTCGTCGCCGCCTCCCGCGCCAGCGGGTACAAGGGCCGGCTCACGATCCACCTCACCGTCGCGGCCGAGGGGAAGATCGCCGACATCGTCGGGACCCTGCTCGCCCGCGAGCCCCACCACGCGGGCCGGGCGGAGTGGGAGATCGACGACGACGGCGAGTTCGTCGGCCGCCAGCTCCAGCTCGCCGGCGCCTGACCCCGGACCACCTCGCCCGCGCATGGCCGACCAGCACCCGCCCGCCGCGGCCGCCGACGGCGGCCGACCCCGCACCGGGGCCGGCGGCCGACGGCGTCTCGCTCGAGCGGGCTGTGCGCCGGCCGCTGTGCCGGGACTGCGGCGGGCGCATGGACGTGCTGCTGATGAAGGAGGCCGTGCCGGTGCACCCGACGTGCGACGTCCTCGGCCCCGAGAAGCGGTGGTGGGGCCGAGCCGGGCGGGCGCACCCGCTGACGACCCGGGCGCTCGCCCTGGCCGCCGCGTGGTGGCTGGAGGGGCAGACCTGATGGCCATCACGAACGTGCTCACCGGTGAGCTGATCGACGCCTGCGCCTACGGGCTGTCCGGGTACTGCGAGATCGGCCAGCACGAGCGGTGCGCCCACCGCCCCGGCGGGGCGCACGAGCACGGTCACGAGTCCCCCGCCGCCATGCTGTGCCGCCGAGGCCGCGGGTTCTACCAGGCGTCCACGCCCCGCGACCGTGACCACCTCGCGCAGAAGCCGCTGGAGGTGATGCGCGGCCTCGTGCGCGTCGCCCCCCCGGGCGGGCTCGTCCTCGACCCCTTCACGGGGTCCGGGACCACCGGGGTCGCCGCGCTCGTCGAGGGCCGCCGGTTCCTCGGCATCGAAGTCAACCCCCACTGGGCCGCCCACGCCGGCGAACGCCTCGCCCGCCTGCCCCTGGCCGCGACCGCCGGTGACCAGCCCGCCCTGCTCGCCGACCTGGACGAGCTGGACGACCTCGGCGACGTGCCGGCGGGTGCGCGGTGAGCGGCACCCGGCCGGGACCGCCCGGCCTGCACCTGTGGGAGGCCACGGGTGAGTGGGTGTGGTCGTGCGAGGTCTGCGGCCGCGCCTACGCCTCGACCAAGCGGGCCAACGCCGTCGCGGCGTGCCGGGCCCACCGCGAGCACGGCCGCGGATGCCCCGCGGCCCTCGCCGACGACGTCCGCACCTACCTCGCGGGCGGCCTCGACCTGTACGAGGCCGCGGCCCGGCGCGGGGTCAAGCCCGCGTCCCTGGCGAGCGAGCTGCGCCGCCACGGCCTGCACGACCTCCTGGCCGCCCTGTGGGGTGGCGTCACCGACCCGGTCGAGCGCACCGTCATCGGCCGTGACCGGGCACGAGCAGCGACACGAGCAGCGACACGAGCAGCAGCGAGGAGGACCGCATGACGTGGATGCTGGTGAGCGACGACCTGCACTCCCACCCGAAGGCCCGGCGCGCCGGGCTGGCCGCCATGGGCCTGTGGGTGCTCGCCGGGTCCTACGCCCAGAGCTACCTCACCGACGGCTGGGTGCCCGCCTGGTGGGTCGAGAGCCTGCCCGCCGGCCGCCGCCACGCCGCGGCCCTCGTGGCCGCCGAGCTGTGGCGCCCGGCCGTCCGGGACGGGGAGGAGGGGTGGGTGTTCCACGACTGGGCGGAGTTCCACCGCCCGGCCGAGGAGGAGATCCGCCGGCGGGAGTCCGCCCGGGAGCGCAAGCGCCGCCAGCGCCGCCGTGCCGGCCCGGGCGACGGCCCCCCGAGCCCCGGTGTCACACCGGACGTCACGCCGGATGTCACACCCGATGTCACGCCCCCTGTCACGCGTGACAACCAGCGTGACGGGCCCCGTGACAAGGGGCGTGACGTCACGCCCCTTGTCACACCCCATGTCACACCCGTGTCACGCGGCCCGTCCCGCGTGACCTCGCGCGCGCGGCCGACCTCTCCTGTACCTGAAGTACTCACCTCCTCCTCCAAGGTCACCACAGACGGCGGAAACGATCTTGGAGGAGGAGGCAGGGCCCATGACCAGCGAGAACACGACCCGACCGCAGGTCAGGGGCCACCTGAGGCCGCCATCGACGACGTCCAGGCCCTGCTCGACGACCTCCACCGCCGGGGCCTCGGCCACCGTGGCTGGACCGCCGCCGACACCTCCGAGACTGGCGTCCACCTGCGGCGCCACGGCCGCCGGCGGCTCCTTGACGCCGCCCTCGCCGGCCGCCCACCGGATACCCTGCGCGGCGCCCTGACCCGCTGGCGGGACCTGCCCGCGCCCCGCCCCGCCACCCCCGACGTCCGTTGCTCCGAGCACCACCAGACCCACCCCGCCACCTCGGAGTGCCCCGGGTGCCGCGCCGACCGGCTCCTCGACACGACCGCCGTGCCGGAGGAGCCCGAGCTGACCGATGAGCAGGCCGAGCGGGCTGCGGCCGTCCTGCGCCGCGTCACCCGAGGAGCCGCGTGAACGACCTCGCCCGCGTCACGCTCTGGAACCGCCGCCGGTCTCGTGCACCGGAGGAGCTGCTCACCTGGCTCACCCGGCACGGCATCGACCCCCGGCGGGTGCCCAACGACTCGGTCATCGTCGCCGACTTCGCCCAGCACCGGATCATCTACACCCGGGCCGTCGTCGTCGGCGAGGGACGCCTCCTCGTGGCCCCGGACGAGCTGATCACGGAGACGGCCGTCGTCCAGCTCGAAGCAGGTCCCCTGCCCATCCCGCAGCACCCCGACATCGGCGTAGTCCGGCTGCATGGACCGAGTCCCGCATGAGCGCCCGGACCCGCCTCGGGGAGTGCGCCGACGCCCACTGCACCCGCCTGGCCGTCCAGGACACCGGCGCCGGACCCCGCTGCAAGCGCCACGCCGACCGCCTCCCCCCGCACCGCCGCCGACTGCCCCGCCCGGCTGGGAAGATCGGTGCCCGTGGCGACCAGCGCGACCCCCGCGACTCCGGCGACGCTGCCGCAGCGGATCCGCGCTGACCTCCGCGACATCGCCCTCGACCTCCAAGCCCTCACCGACGCCCGCGCCGGCTGGTCCCGGCGCGGCGCCCCCACCGGCACCACCCACCACGCCCCCGGCCCCGGAACCCCCTCCCGAGCCCCCACGGCCGCGCAGCTCCTCGACACCGCCACCACCGACCTCTGGGGCATCTGGCGCGTCGCCCTCGGCGACCACGACCCACCCCCCGACACCACCGACCGGCCCTGGCTGCTCGCCGTCCGCCTCGCCGGCATCCCCTGGTCCCCCCACGACCACACCGCCGCCCACCTCGTCGCTGAACTCGCCGGGTGGCTGCGCCGACGCGCCCCCGCCGCCGTCGACGTCGCCGACGTCGTCACCGTCGGCCGCTGCGACTGCGGCACCGTCCTGCGCGCCGCCAGCGACGCCGTCACCGCCGACCGGGTCCTCACGTGCGAACGAACCGCCCACGACCCTCAGACCGGCGCCCTGGTCGTCACCGGATGCCGGCGCACATGGCGGGCCCGCGCCCTGCGCGACCACTCCCTGCGCCAAGCCGGCGACCACACCGGCACCGCCACCGAGATCGCCCGGGCCATCGGCGCCGTCACCCCAGGGCGCATCCGCCTGTGGGCCTCCGAGGGCCGCCTTCCCCACCGCGGGGAGATCATCGAGAACGGCCGGCGCGCCCCGACCTACCGGATCAGCGACGTCCACGACCTCATCGCCGAACGGCAGCGGCACGCCGACCGCCGACGCCGTAGCGCCTGACTCTGCGGCCGATCGGTTACCCTGCGCTCAGTCTCAGGTAGTCGAGGCTGCCCTGCGGCTCCCCTTGGTCCGCTTCTTGGCCGGTCGAGCAGGCCCCTCCGGGTCGTTGATGATCCGCCGGATCGCCCGCAGCTTCTCCGCAGCTTCGTCGTTGACGACGTCCAGCAGGAACCTGCTGCCCTGCTCGTCGGGGTTCCGGTCCTCGGCCACCTGCATGATCTGGCCGAGAAGCGTCGAGCGCCGATACAACCGGATCTTGAGTTCCTGCTCCATCGGATCGCCGTAGTTGTCGTACAGGCGGTCGAGGGGCATCCAGCCCAGGCCACGCATCTCCAGGCTGCGCCGGATGGCCGCGGCCGCACCCTGGCTGAGTCGACCCCACCCCTCGGCCCTCCGCAACTCGCCCAGCTCGAACAGGGCGATCCCCTCCTGGGCGTCCACCCGGGCGACCACGTCGTCGTAGCTCTCGATCATCTTCGCTCCTAATTAACATGTAAGGAATCTCCAAAGGTTGGAGATTTCCTGTGACGCTACCGGCGGTGCTGCCGGGAGTCAACGACGTCCCCCGCCCTGCGACCGGTTGCCCCCCGTGCCCTACCGCCCCTGTCTGGACTGCGGCGCCGTCACCACCGCCACACGCTGCCCCACCTGCGCCAGCCGCAGGGGTCGGGCACGGGACGCAGCACGAGGCAGTCGGCAGGCCCGTGGCTACGACGCCGAGCACGACGCCCTGCGCGCGCGGTGGGCACCGTTCGTCGAGGCCGGGCTCGTGGACTGCGCACGCTGCGGCCGGCCCATCGCGGCGGGCAGCGCGTGGGACCTGGGCCACGACGACCACGACCGCACCGTGCACCGCGGACCCGAGCACGCCGTGTGCAACCGCGGCCGACGACCAGGCCGCCGCCAGCGGCCACAGTTTTAGGATCATGGCTGGTCAGGGACCCCTCGCCAACCTCAACTCTCGTCCGCGATCTTCCCGCTGCCCGGGGTGATGTCAGGAGGGGCCATGCCGCAGCCTCCGTCCTTCGCTGGTCCGACGCGGCGCAAGCCCGGGTCGTCGGTCGGGGTCCGGGTTCTGCCGGCGGCCGGCCGTGAGGGTCCGGTTCCGGCGTGGCCGCTGACCCGGCCGACGAAGCGGGAGCTCGTGGTGTGGGCGGGGCTGTGGGGCAAGCCGCAGGCGGTGGTGTGGGAGGAGCAGGACCAGCACGCGGCGGTCGCCCGCTACTCCCGCCTCCTGGTGCGCGCCGAGGCCCGGACGGCACCGGCGACGCTGCAGGGTCAGGTGACGGCGCTGGAGGACCGGCTCGGCCTGACGCCGAAGGCGATGCGGCTGCTGCTGTGGGTCATCGGCGACCCGGCCTCTGAAGCCGGCGCGCCGGCCGCGGGCGAGGTGGCGGCGGCGACCGGGACCGACGGGCCGCGCCGGCTGCGCGCGGTCGAGTAGCCCGTGCCGTGGCGTGGGCCGCGCGAGCCCGGGGAGTTCCCGACCCTCGGGTACGCGATCGCGGAGTGGGTCGAGGGGACCCTGCGCCTCCCGGACGGGCCGCGGGCGGGGCGGCCGTGGCGGTACACCGACGACCAGCTGCGGCACCTGCTGCACGCCTACCGGCTGCACCCGGACGCCCCGGGCGACGCCCCGACGGCGGCCGCCCGGCGCTACCGCGGGGACCAGTGGATCGCCCCGCAGAAGGCCGGCAAGGACCCGACGCTGGCGACCCGGTCCCTCGCGCACGCGTTCGGACCGGTGGAGTTCGCCGGGTGGGACGCCAACGGGGAGCCCGTCGCCCGCCCGCACCCCTCGCCGTGGGTGGCCATCGCCGCGCTGAATGACGACCAGACCAACAACACGTGGCTGCCCATCCAGACGATGATCCGGGACTCGGTGCTGGTGGACCTGCCCGGGGTGCAGGTCAACCTCGACGAGATCCTGCTGCCGGGCGGGGCGAAGATCGAGCCGCTGACCGCGACTGCGTGGGGTCGCCTCGGCGGGCGGTTCACGTTCGTCGGGATCACCGAGTCCGGGCTCATGGTCGGCACCGGCCGCCGCGGCGGGGTGGCGTTCGGGCGCACGCTGAAGCGCAACGTCGGTGGCATGGGCGGGTCCTGGGCGGAGGTCACGAACCCGTGGGACCCCACCGAGGCGTCCCTGGCGCAGCAGCAGCACGAGGCCGTCGAGCGGGGCGTCGTCGACGACGTGTGGGTGACGTTCCGCCGCTCCCGCCGCCGGGTCCCGCTCGACGACGGCCCGGCCGTCCTCGACGAGCTGGAGCACCTGTACGGCGACGCCAGCGTCCGCCGTGGCGGGTGGGTGGTGTGCGAGCGGGTCGCCGGGGACATCCGGGACCCGTCGATGGGGGAGGCGGAGGTCCGCCGCTTCTACCTCCAGGAGGTCACCGCCGGGTCCAAGCCGCTGGCGTCCCCGCCGGTGTGGGCGGCCGCCGCCCGCGGCCCCGGCCACCCCGACCACGACCCGCTCGTCGCCGGCGACCTCGTCGCGCTGGGCTTCGACGGGTCCCGCTCCCGCGACGCCACCGCCCTGTGGGCCTACCGGCTGCGGGACCGCCGCCTGCACGCCCTGGACCTGTGGGTGCCCGCCGAGCACCCGTCGGGGCGGGTGCCGCGCGGGGAGGTCGACGCCGCGGTCCGGGCAGCCTTCGACGCCTACGACGTCGCGGTGATGTTCGCCGACCCCTACCGGTGGCAGGACTACCTCGACACCTGGGCCGGGCTCTACGGGGAGCGGGTCGTGGAGTTCCCCACCACCGTGGAGACGCGGATGGACGCCGCGATCGAGCGGTTCCGCACCGCCCTGCGGGCCGGGGAGCTGACCCACGACGGCGACCCCCGACTCACCCGCCACGTCGAGGACACCGCCCTGGCCAAGGGCAAGCGCAAGCCGCCGCGCGAGGATCTCGACGACAGGCCCGACGACGGGCTCGACTCGGGGCTCGAGCGCGGTGCGGGGACGGTCGAGCACTACCTGCGGGCCGTCAAGCGCCGCGACGGGGTCCTCATCGACGCCTCGATCGCCGCGATCCTCGCCGTCGCCGCCGGCGGGCACGCCATCGAGCACGGCGCCCTGCGCAACCCGGACTACGACCTGTCCCTCAGCTTCGCCTGACGACCCGGCCGGCCCGTAGCCCAGCCCGCCAGCCCGACCGCAGCCGACAGGGGTGAGCCGTGGCCGACCGCGCCCCTCGCCGCGGACAGGCGGTCCCCCGCTCGCGCGGCCGGCTCGCCGACCGTGCGGCGGCCGCCTGGTCGGTGCTGCTCGGCCGCGCGGTCCGCGAGTCCACCCTGGAGGCCCTGCTCCTCGCCGAGCGACAGCGGGCCGGCACCTCGAAGTCGGGCGGGGTCCTGGTCAACCAGGACACGGCGATGCAGCACTCGGCGGTCTGGGCTGCCCTGCGGCTGCGTGCCAACCTCATCTCGTCGCTGCCGCTGGACGTGCACCGGGTCCAGGGCGGGGTGCGCGTCGAGGTGTCGCCGCCCCCCGTCCTCGTCGAGCCCTGGCCGGGGCAGTCGATCGCGGAGTTCCTCTACGCGACCCAGTGGGACCTCGACCGGTACGGCAACGTCTTCGGGGTCGTGCGCGAGCGTGACCGGTTCGGCGTTCCGACGCAGATCGAGCTGCTCCCCACGGCCGACGTCCGGGTCACCATGCGGGACCACCGCATCGCCAGGGTCCGCTACGGGGGCACCGAGGTCCCCCTCTCCGACCTGTGGCACGAGCGGCAGTACACCCCGCCCGGGTCAGCCGTCGGGCTGTCCCCGATCCAGGCCGCCGCCCGGTCCATCGGCGGGTACCTCGCCGCTCAGGAGTACGCCCTGGACTGGTACGAGCAGGACGGCGCCCACCCCGTCGGGACGCTGCGCAACACCGAGAAGGCGGTCGTCGCCGACGTCGCCGACGAGGCCAAGCGGCGATTCAAGGCCGCCACCGCCAACCGGGACGTCTTCGTCACCGGCAAGGACTGGGAGTGGACCGCGGATGCCGTCGCGGCCGAGGATGCCGGGTTCCTGGAGCAGCTCCGGTGGGGGTCCCAGGACGTCGCCCGGTTCCTCGACGTCCCCGGCGACGTCATCGACGCCGCCACCCCCGGCGGCACGATCACCTACGCCAACGTCACCCAGCGGTTCGTGCAGCTGCTCGTGCTGCACATGGGACCCGCGATCGCCCGCCGCGAGGCGACGCTGACGAAGCTCACCTCCTCGCCGCGCTTCGTCAAGCTCAACTCCGACGCCCTGCTCCGCATGGACCCGCAGACCCGCGCCGGCGTGCTCGTCGGCGACGTCGCCGGCCGGGTCCGCGCCCCCAGCGAGGTCCGCGCCCTGTACGACCTGCCGCCGTTCACCGACGACCAGCTCGCCGAGTTCGACCGGCTCTTCGGCGCCCGCACCGCCCCGCAGCAGGTCGGCCAGCCGTCCGCGCAGCAAGCCCAAGCCCTCGACCCGTACCGCGCCTGGGAGGCCCCACGATGAGCGGCCCCGTCCTCCTCACCACGACCGGCCGGGACGCCGCCCGCGAGCGGGCCCGTCAGGTCCGCCAGCACACCGACCGCCCCGCCCGCCGGCGTGCCGACGAGGCACCGCGGTCCACCGCGAGGGTGCCGGCGCGGCTGTCCCGGGCCGAGATCCGCGACGGCCAGGCCCCCGGCACCCTGGTCTTCGACGGCATGGCGTCGGTCACCGGGCGGGCCTACGAGATGTGGGACCTCTTCGGCCCGTACGAGGAGACCGTCCACGTCGGCGCTTTCGCCGAGACCCTGGCGGCCGAGGCCCTCGACGTCCCCCTCGTCATCGGCCACGACCAGCTGCGGCGCATCGCCCGCACCGGCAACGCCGTTTCCCCCCTGATCCTCGACGAGGTCGCCGACGTCGACCCCACCGGGCTGCACGTGCTCGCCCCGGCTCTGCCCGGCGACGACGTCGACGTCCGCGCGATCGCCCCGAAGATCCGTGCCGGACTCATGGACGAGATGTCGTTCGCGTTCCGGATCGTCTCCGGGCGCTGGTCGGAGGACTGGACCGAGTACCACATCCACGCCGTCGACATCCACCGCGGCGACGTCGCCATCGTCGGCTACGGCGCCAACCCCCACACCTCCGCCGCCCTCCGGGCGGCCCCCGACGCCCGCCTTGAGCGGCTGCACCAGGCCCGTCGTGCCGAGCACCTGGCCGGGGCTCGCAGCCGGATCGACGTCATCGCCACCAGCGCAACTGCTCGCGCGCCGCGCCCCGCGCCCTGCCCTGACGGCGGGTCCCGGGTCCCGGCTCCTGACGGACGCGCACCCACACCCGCACCCGTGAGTGCACGAGACACAGGAGGACCCGTGACCCTTCAGCAGCTCCTCGCCCGGTACCGGGCCGAGCGGGACCGGCTGGTCGCCGAGCGCGCCCAGCACGAGACCGAGATCGCCGCCGCCCGGGCGGCCCTCGTCGACACGGCCACGATCGAGGAGATCGACGCCGCCGAGGCCAAGGCCAAGGCGGCTCGCGCCCAAGTCGCCGCCGTCGACACCCGGATCAAGGAGCGGGACGAGGCCATCGCCGACGTCGAGTCGGCCATCGCCGACGAGAAGCGGATCGAGGAGGGCCAGAAGCAGCGGAACCCGACCGGTGCCCCCCAGGTGCGGACCCGGGAGCAGACCGTCCGGGTCGGCGCCGAGGAGCGCACCTACGCCCCGCACAAGGAGCGGGCGTGGGATTCCCGGACGGAGCGGTTCCGGCCCGGGTTCGACGTCGGGCAGGACTTCCTCCGCGACGTCGCCGCGGCGTTCCTCATGCAGGACTGGGAGGCGCAGGACCGGCTGCGCCGGCACAAGCAGGAGGAGCTGGCCGAGCGCGGGCAGTACATGACTCGGGCCACCGGCACCGGGGCGTTCGCCGGCCTGACCGTCCCGCAGTACCTCACCGACCTCTACGCCCCGGCCGCTGCGGCCGCCCGGCCGTTCGCCAACGCGATCCGCGGCCACGAGCTGCCCGCGTCCGGCATGACGGTGGAGCTGTCCCGGATCACGACCCCGAGCGCGGTGGGCCTGCAGGCCGCCCAGAACTCCCTGGTCACCGAGCAGGACATGGACGACACCCAGCTGTCGATCCCGGTGCAGACCACGGCCGGGCGGCAGACCATGTCCCGGCAGGCCGTCGAGCGGTCCACGAACGCCGAGGACGTCACGGTCGAGGACCTGACCCGCCGGTACTTCTCCTCGGTCGACTCGACGATCATCAACCAGGCCGCGACCGGTCTGGTCGCGGTCGGGACCGCGGTCGCCTACACCGACCTCACCCCGACGGCCGCCGAGCTGTACCCCAAGGTCCTGGAGGCCCTGTCCGGGGTCGAGGCCGCTCTGCTCGACCAGGCGTCGGGGGAGACCCTCGCGGTCATGCACTCCCGCCGCTGGTACTGGATGCAGTCCCAGGTCGGCACCACGTGGCCGTTCATCGGCCAGCCCGGGATCCCCGCCCAGCAGGGCGGGGTGAACCTGGCCGAGCGGTACGGGGCCGGGTTCCGCGGCATCCTGCCCAACGGCACCCCCGTCGTCGTCGACAACAACATCCCCACGAACCTCGGCGCCGGGACGAACGAGGACGTCATCGGGGTCGTCGACCGCAACGAGTGCCACCTGTGGGAGGACCCCGACGCCCCGCTGTTCATCCGGGCCGAACAGACCGCCGTGACGTCCCTCGGCGTCACCCTGGTCCTGTACGGGTACTTCGCCTACACCCACGCCCGCTACGCCCAGGCGCGGGTCATCGGCGGCACCGGCCTCATCCCGCCGACCTTCTGATCCCACCTCCCCCTCGCCGCCGGCGCCGCCCTCACCGGCGCCGGCGGCGGGCCACCCCGTCATCTCCTCGACCTCGGAACCCGGAGGCCCCCTCATGCCCAAGAAGATCATCGACGCCGGTGGGGACACCATGGTCGCCGCGCTGCGCCGGGAGCGGGCCACGGCCGTCTCCCGCGGCCTCACCGACCGGGTCGAGCAGATCGACATCCAGCTCAAGGCCCGCCAGGCGAGCCGCGACACCCGGTCCACCCCACCCAAGGACGCGACGGCCCCGCCGGGCAACACCCGCGCCGGCGGCTGACCACCACCCCCCGCACCCGATCGGGATCCTGAATGGGCGTCTACGTCGACCTGGCCAAGCTCAAGGCCTCCCTCAAGGAGCAGAGCAGCGACCGGGACGACCTGCTGAACGACGTCATCGCCGCCGCCGAGGCCGGCGTCGACGACCACTGCGGGCGGACGTTCACCGTCGCCCCCACCGCCGCCCCCCGGGTGCTGTCCCCGTACGGGCGGGTCGCGGTCGACGCCGCCGGGGAGCACCTCCTCGTCCCCGACATCGGCTCCCTCGCCGGCCTGGTCGTCGAGACCGGCACCACCGTCGCCGGGTGGACGCCGCTCACCGGGGTCGAGGCCGAGCCGCTGGACGCCCTCGACCGCGGGCGGGCCGTGACGTCCCTGCTGCGCCCCGGCGGCCCGTCGTGGCCGACCGGGGCCACCCGGATCCGGGTCACCGCACGGTGGGGGTGGCCGGCCGTCCCGGCCGCGGTCCGCCACGCCGCGACCCTCCAGGCCCACCGGCTGTGGAAGCGCCGGGACTCCCCGGAAGGGGTCCTCGGCTCAGCGGAGTGGGGGGCGGTGCGGGTCGCCCGCGTCGACCCCGACGTCGAGGCCCTCCTCGCCCCGTTCCGCCGACCCGGCATCGCCTGAGGAGGGCTCGAGGTGGACGTCGAGGCCGTCGCCACCGCCATCGCCGCGGCCGCCCGCACGGTGACGATCTCCCCGAGGCTCAACACCCTCGCCTACGTCCCGGACTCGGTCCCGGAACCGTGCGGGTTCGTCGCCGAGCTCGACATCGACTACGACCGCGCCCACGCCCGCGGCCTCGACGAGATCACCCTGGTGTTCCGGGTGCTCGTCAACCGCGGCGACGACCGCGCGTCCCAGCGCTACCTCAACCAGCTCCTGCGGGGCGCCGGGCCGACGTCGCTCAAGGCCGCCCTCGAGGCCGCCCGCGGCGCCCCCGGCCAGCCCGCCCTCGGCGGCGCCGCCGACGACCTCCACGTCCGCCGGGCCAGCGCCCACCGCTGGTACGTCCACACCGACGCCACCTACCTCGGCATCGAGTACCAGATCCGGGTCATCGGCCCCGGCACCTGACCGCCCGCCAGCTCAGGAGGACCCGACGTGGCCAAGCTGGTCCTCACCAACGTCCGGCTCTTCACCGGAGGCGCCGACCTGACCGCGGCGTCCAACCAGGTGGAGCTGGAGGCCGAGGTCGAGGACCTCGACACCACGAACTTCGCCAGCGCCGGGTGGCGGGAGCGGATCGGCGGGCTCGGGGAGGGCGAGGTCACCGGGGAGGGGCAGTGGGAGGCCGGGGACCTCACCCTCGTCGACGACGCCGCGTGGGTGCAGCTCGGCGGCCGCGGACCGTGGTCGATCGCCCCGGCCGGCGCCGCCGACGGCGCCCTGGCGTACACGGGGCAGTTCCTGGAGGGCGCCTACACCCTGTTCGGGGAGGTCGGGTCCGTCGCCCCGTGGGCGCTGACCGGGATGTCGTCCGGGCCGGTGGGCCGCGGCGTCATCGCCCACCCCCCGGGCACCGCGCGCACCGTCGACGGCACCGGCGTCGCCCGCAACCTCGGCGCGATCGCGACGAACCGCCGGCTCAACGCCTCCCTGCACGTCCTGTCGGTCACGGGGACGCCGACGTTCACGGCCCGGGTGGAGTCCGACGACGCGTCCGGGTTCGCCTCCCCGGTCACGCGGGCGACGTTCGCGGCGGTCACCGCGGCGGGGTCCCCGCAGGGCCAGTTCCTTCCCGTGCCCGGGCCGGTGACGGACACGTGGTGGCGGACCGCGTGGACGATCACGGGCACCGGGTCCGTGCTGTTCGTCGTCGCCCTCGCCCCCGCCTGACCAGCTCGACGACCACCTCGACGACGAGACCACCGACACGCAGCAGAGCCCCGGGGAGCACGCATGGCCAAGATGGTCCTCACCGCCCAGTTCATCACGATCAACGCCAACAACCTCGCCGCGTTCTGCTCCCAGGCCGAGGTCGAGGCCGAGGTCGACGACGTCGACGTCACCGTGTTCACCAGCCTTGGGTGGCGGGAGCGGATCGGCGGGCTCAAGGACGCCGAGCTGTCCCTGGAGTTCTTCAACGACTTCGACGCCGGCGCCCTGGACTCGATCATGTGGCCGCTGCTCGGGACCGTCGTGCCGTTCGAGGTCCGCGCCACCCAGGCCGCCCGGTCCGCGTCCAACCCCGCCTACACCGGCTCGGCGCTGGTCCGGACGTGGACGCCGCTGCAGGGCTCCGTCGGTGACGCCGCGACCGCGTCGGTGGCCTTCCCGACGTCCGGGCAGGTCCAGCGGCTCGTCGCCTGAGCGAGACGAGGACGAGTCGTGCCGGTCCAGCTCACCGTCCAGCAGGAACGCGTCCAGGAGGTCGCCAAGGCCCTGCGCGCCGAGGAGGACGGCAAGGCGCTGCGCCGCGATCTCGCGAAGAACATGCGGGGCGCCCTGGAGCCCGCGGTCACCGACGCCCGCAACGCCGTCATGACCATCGCCTCGGCCCGGTCGGGGGCCCCACCCCTGCGCGCCGGCATCGCCCAGCGGATCCGCGCCGAGGCCCGGCTGTCCGGCCGGGCGACCGGCGCCCGGGTGCGGGCCCGGCGCACCCCGAACCTGCGTGGGTTCACCCACGCCCCGAAGCGCACCCAGTCCCGCAAGGGCTGGCGGCGGATGGTGTTCGGCCGGGAGGGGTCCTTCGTCACCCAGGTCGGCAAGCCCCGGTGGTTCGACGACACGGTCCGCCGCCGCGCCGGGGAGTACCGGGCGGCCGTCAAGGCCGCCGTCGAGGCCATGGCCCAGCGCATCGCCGACCGCTCCCGCTGACCACCCGCCGACCACTCGCTGATCGCCCGTCGAGCCGAGGAGGCCCCCGCCCGTGATCGTGACCTACACCCCCGCCGACGGTGAGGCCCGGGAGTGGGAGTTCGACGCCCGCCGGGTCCCCGCCTCGCAGGCCGAGCGGGTCGAGCGTCGCTACGGCGGGTCCTTCGCGAAGTGGTCCGCGGAGGTCCAGCAGGGCTCCGCCCGGGCCCGGCGGCTGCTGCTGTGGCACCTGCTGTGCCGGGATCACCCGACCCTGCGGTGGGAGGACACCCCCGACTACCTCTTCGGGGAGCTGGAGATCACCTACTCCTCGGTCGAACTGCAGGAGCTGATCACCCAGGCCGAGAAGTCCCCGATGGCCGACACCGAGACCAAGGACGCGGTCATCGCCGGCATGCGCGGGGAGCTGGCCACCGCCCTGGCCCGCGAGGCCGAACGCGACGGGCGGACCGTGCCCGGCGAGGTCGTCGCCACCGACGAGCCCACCGACGAGCCCGTCGAGGGCGGCGACCCGGACGCGGCCCCGGCGGCCGGCGGTCGGCGGGGAAAAGCGGCGACCAAGGCAACGGAGGCGACCTGACCGTCGCCCAGCGCCTCGACCGGTACTGGCTCGCGCTGGCGATCGAGCTGCACATCCCCCCGTGGGACCTCGGCCGGCTCACCGTCGCCCAGCTCCAGCAGGCGTGCGCGCACATCGACCAGGTGAACCGGGAGTCCCGGGAGGCCAAGGACCGCGCCGACAGGGCCCGCTCCCGCGGCCGCCGCCGCTGACGACCCTGCTGACGACCTGCTGACGACCCGGCACGGCGAGGAGGTCGGCCCCGGTGACCGACACCTCCCTGATCTTCACGATCCTCGGCAAGGACAAGGCGTCGGCGACCGCAGGCAAGGTGCGCGGCGCCTTCGACGCCATGGCGACGGGGATCGCCGCCGGGGTCGTCGCCGCTGGCGCCGGCCTGGTCAAGGTCGGCCAGGACCTCGACGCCGCCTACGACACGATCCGCACCGGCACCGGGGCCACCGGCGACGCCCTCGCCGGCCTGCAGCAGGACTTCAAGAACGCCCTCGTCGACGTCCCCGCCGACACCGCCACCGTGTCCCAGGCGCTGGCCGACCTCAACACCCGCACCGGGGCCACCGGCAAGGACCTGGAGTCCCTCACCGAGACGATGGTCCGCCTCGGGCAGGTCTCCGGGGAGGACACCAGCGCGCTCATCGAGTCGACGACCCGGGTGTTCGGGGACTGGGGCATCGCCACCGGGGACCAGGCCGCGACCCTGGACAAGCTGTGGCGGACCTCGCAGTCCACCGGCATCGGCGTCGACGCCCTCGCGGACAAGGTCGTGCAGTTCGGCGCCCCGCTGCGGCAGATGGGCTTCGGGTTCGACGAGTCGATCGCCCTGCTCGGGCAGTTCGAGCAGCAGGGCGTCAACTCCGAGCTCGTCATGGGCTCGATGCGGGTCGCGCTCGGCCGCCTGGCCAAGGACGGCAAGGAGCCCGTCGCGGCGTTCCGGGAGCAGGTCGAGGCCATCAAGGCCGCCGGGGACACCGGCACGGCCAACGCCCTGGCCCTGGAGCTGTTCGGGGCCCGCGCCGGCCCCGACATGGCGGCGGCGATCCGGGAGGGCCGCTTCGAGGTCGACGAGCTGGTCGCCACCGTGTCCGGGGGCAGCGAGACGATCGCCGCGGCGTCCAGCGACACCGCGGACTTCTCCGAGAAGCTGCAGATGCTCAAGAACCGCGGGTACGTCGCCCTCGAGCCCTACGCGCTCAAGGCCGTGGAGTACCTGACGGCTACCGCCGACGCCCTGGGGAGGGCCGCCGACTGGGCCCAGCGCAACCAGGGCACGGTCCAGGCTCTCGCGATCACCCTGGGGGTCCTCGCCGGCGCCGTCCTGGCCGTCAAGGTCGGCATGGTCGCCTACGCCGCGACCATGGCCGTGGTCCGTGGCGCCACGGCGACGTGGACGGCGGTGCAGTGGCTGCTCAACACGGCGTTCTTCGCCTCCCCGATCACGTGGATCGTCCTCGGGATCGTCGCCCTCGTCGCGATCATCGTGCTGATCGCGACGAAGACGACGTGGTTCCAGCAGCTCTGGTCGTGGGCGTGGGGCGGCATCAAGGCCGCCGCCGTCGCCGTCTGGGACTGGATCAAGGGCAACTGGCCGCTGCTCCTCACCATCCTCACCGGGCCGATCGGGCTCGCGGTGTCCGCGATCGTCCGCCACTGGGACAAGATCAAGTCCGGGGCGAACACGGTCTGGCAGTGGGTCAAGACGAACTGGCCCCTGCTGCTCGCCATCATCACCGGGCCGATCGGACTGGCCGTCCTCGCGATCACCCGCAACTGGGACAAGATCAAGTCGGGGGCCGCGGCCGTCGTCGACTGGTTCCGGGGGATGCCCGGGCGGATCGGCTCCGCCCTCGCCGGCATCGCCGACCGCATCTCCTCCCCCTTCCGGGACGCCTTCAACTCGATCGCCCGGTGGTGGAACCGGGGCCCCGGGGCGATCAGCTTCACCGTCCCGTCCTGGGTGCCCGGCGTCGGCGGGCGCGGCTTCAACGTCCCGAACATCCCCACCCTCGCCGAGGGCGGCATCGTCCAGGCCACCCCTGGCGGGGTGCTCGCGATCCTCGGGGAGGGCGGGCAGGACGAGGCCGTCGTCCCCCTGCCCCGCGGTAACCGCCGCGCCGACGCCGCTGCCGGTGGTGGGACGCCGACGGTGCGCCTGGAGGTGTCGGACTCCGAGGTCGGCCGGCTCCTGCTCGCCGTGCTGCGCCGGTCGGTGCGCACCCGGGGCGGGCGCGTCGAGATCGTCCTCGGCGCCCGCGCCTGACCACCCGCCGGATCACCCGCCGACGGAGCACCAGGAGGGGGTCGACCCGTGCCGTTCCCCCAGGACCCCCTGGCCGTGCGGGTCGACCTCCTGCTGGCCACCGCGCCGGTCGACATCACCTCCGACGTCTACGTCCGCGACGGCATCCAGATCACCCGGGGCCGCTCCGCCGAGGCCACCCAGGCCGACCCCACCGAGTGCCAGCTCACCCTCAACAACCGCACCGGCCGGTACTCCCCCCGCAACCCCGCCAGCGACCTCTACGGGCTGCTCAAGCGGAACACCCCGATCCGGGTCGCGACCCGCCCGGACTCCCCGGCCCTGTCCCGGGTCCGAGACAGCTTCACCCGCACGGTATCCGGCGGGTGGGGCACGCCGAGCGAGGACGGCCCGGCCTGGGTGGTGTTCTCCCCGTCCTCCGACTTCAGCGTGTCGGGCGGTCGCGGGCGGATCACCATCACCGGGGCCGGGGCGCAGGTCCGCCTGTGCAACCCGAGCGGGTCGCAGTGCGCGGACGCCGAGGTGGCCTTCAGCTTCGCCGCCCCCCTGGCCACCGGGGACCAGCTCGAAATCGGCTGCGAGCTGGGGGCGTTCCCCGTGCCTCCCGGAGGAGGCTCGTCGCAGGTGCAGGCGCGGGCCGAGCTCCGGCCCGGCGGGGCGGTCGGCCTGCGCGTCGCGTACGACGACCCGTCCTCACCGGCGACCGAGACCGCGGTCACGGTCGCCGGGCTCACCCACACCGGCGCCGCCCAGCTCCTCCGGCTGCGGGCCAAGGTCATGGGCGAGCGGGTGTACGCCCGGGTGTGGGACACCACAGGCGCCGAGCCCACGACGTGGCAGCTGGTCGTGACCCTGCCCGACCGGGTCGAGCCCCGCCGCGGCCGGCTCCTCCTGCGCGCGGTGAAGACCGCCGGGAACACCAACACGACCCCGGTGATCGAGTTCGACGACGTCGAGATCGACCCCGAGTCGCCGCGGTTCGTCGGCGAGGTGACCGCCTGGCCGCCCCGCACCGACGTGTCCGTCCGCGACCTGCACGTCCCCGCCGAGGCGTCCGGTGTCCTGCGCCGCCTCGGGCAGGGCCAGGACCCGCTGGTGTCCCCGCTGCGCCGGGTGCTCGGCACCCCGGAGTCCGCGGCCGCGCTCGACGTCGTCGGGTACTGGCCGCTGGAGGACGGCGGGGAGAACATGGGCGTCGGCTCGACGTTCGGGTCGCCGCTGGGGTACCCGCCGATGGAGGTCGTCGCCGGGGCCACCCGCGGCCGGCGCGACGGGTGGGCCGGCTCAGCGCCGGGCCCGGTGATGGGCACCGCCACCCTCGAGGCCCGCGTCCCGCTGTCGCCGCCCGGGGTGGGCGAGGCGACGGTGTGGACGCACGTCGACATCCCTGACTCGGGGTGGGGCGTCAGCGAGATCACCCTCATCCGGTGGTCGATGACGGGCACCGCCCCGGTGTGGCGGCTCGTGGTCAACAACGCCGGGGCCCTGCGGGTGCAGGTCGAGGACGGCGACGGCAACGTCCTGCACAACCCGACCTACGGCTTCGCCGGCCAGCTGGACCGCGGCCGGTGGCTCATCGGCGTCGAGCTGCGCCAGGTCGGCGCCGACATCGACGTCGTCGCCGCCGTGTACGAGGAGGGCGCGGCGGTCGGGTTCATCCTGGCCGATCAGACCGTGACCGGCCGGACGTTCGGGCGGTTCCGGTCCGTCACCCAGGGCTCCGCGTCGACACCCGACCTCTCGGTGGTCCACGTCGCCCTGTTCGACCGCGTCCGGTCGATCTTCGACGCGGCCGCGCAGTTCAACGGCTTCGCCCTCGGCGGGCGGTGGGAGACCGCCGACGCCCGGTTCGTGCGCCTGGCCACCGAGGAGGACGTCCCGGTCGTCGTGACCGCCCGCCGGTCGTCGCAGCGGATGGGCGTGCAGCCGCGGGGGGAGCTGCTGGACCTGCTCGACGACACCGCCCAGGTGGGTGGGGCGGTCGTGGAGGACCAGGTGACCGGGCGGCTGCGGTGGCTGGGCCGGGAGGACCTGTACGCCGCCGAGGCAGCCCCGACGCTGGCGCTGACGTGGGGCGTCGACGTCGCCCCGCCCTTGGAGCCCAGCGACGACGACCAGCGGGTCCGCAACGACGTCACCGTGACCCGCCGCGGGGGCGCGCAGGCCACTGTCGAGATCACGACCGGGGCGTTCTCGACCGCGAAGCCGCCGGCCGGGATCGGCCGGTACCGGGACTCGGCCGACCTGACGCTGCTGCGGGACGAGCAGGCGGAGCAGCACGCGGCGTGGCGGGTCCACGAGGGCACGTGGGACGAGCTGCGGGTCCCCGCGGTCTCCGTCGACCTCGCCGCGTCCCCGGGGCGCATCGACGCCGTGGACGCCACCGAGGTCGGGTCCGTCCTCACCGTCACCGGCACCCCGGCGTGGCTCACGCTCGGCGGGCTGCGGCAGGTCGTCGAGGGCTGGACCGAGACCCTGTCCGCCTACGAGTGGCGGGTCACCTTCGCGACGAGCCCGGCGGACCTGTGGCGGGCCTCGACCCTCGACGACACCGCCGACAACAGCGCGAGGTCCCGCGCCGACACCGCCGGGTCCACCATCGCCTCCGCGGTCACCGACACCGCGACGTCGCTGTCGGTGGCCACGAGCCTCGGCCCGGTCTGGACCCAGGCCGCGGGGGACCTGCCGATGGACCTGGTCCTCGGCGGCGTCGAGCGGGTCAGGGTCACCGCCGTCACCGGGTCCACCTCCCCGCAGACCATGACCGTCACCCGGGGCGTCGACGGCTACGCCCGCGCCCACGCCGCCGGCGCCGACGTCCGGCTCTGGAGACCCGGGAGGGCCGTGCTGTGAGGACTGCGCTGTGACCTGGCTCGCCGGGAACCGTCAGGCCGCGGCCGACCTCAACACCGCGCACGGGTCCTGGGCCCACGCCGCCGCGTCCGGGGTCGGCACGACCGCGGTGGAGCTGCTCAACCAGACCGTCACCAGCCCCTTCACCCGCGGCGGTCTGCTGCGGGTCCTCGCGAGCTGCGTGGCGAGCGGCTCCGCCGCCGGCGCCCGCCCGGCGATCATCCTGGTCATCGAGGACAGCGTGGGCGGGGTCCTGCGCCGCAACGAGACGTCCCCCCGGGTCGACGCCACCGGGGGCGAGGTCGGGCTCATGACGCACGCCAAGCAGCCCATCGCCGCCGGCGAGACGCTGCGGATCAAGGTGCTCCTCGTGAACAGGTCCGGCACGGGCACCGTGTCGGCCGCGGCCGGGAACATCACCCCCGGCGCCTCCAACGTCAACTACAGCGACGCCGAGATGGTCGCCGGGGCCGTCCTGCTGTGACGCTCAGGCGACGTGCGGGCGCGGCGGGCGCCCGGACCGCCGCGGCCAGGTCTCGGCCCACGCCTGCACCCCGGCGCGGACCCAGATCGGCCCGCCGAGGTGCAGCAGCGGGTCGGGGAAGTCGGGGCGCTCGGCGAGGCGGTGGACGCGCTGGCGGGACACCCCGAGCATCTCGGCGACGTCGACGGCGCTCACGAGGTCGGGGATGTCGGGGCGCTCGAGGCGCTCGTCGGCGACGTCGGCGTCGACGACCTCGACCGCCAGGACGTCGCCGACCGCGAGCCCGATCCCGGCGAGGGCGTCGACGACGAGATCCCGGGCCGCACCGGCGACCGTCACGGCGTCAGGACCGGTCACGGTGAGCGTGACCGCCGCCCGGTCCCCGCCGGCCCCGCCGGCGGCGTGGTGATCGGCGAGGGCGTCGACGAGGGCCTCGGACGCCTCCGCGGCGTCGACGCCCTGCACCGGGCCGGGGATCGCCTCGGCGAGGCGGACGTCGACGTGCACCTGCCACTCCCGCAGCTCGGGCACCTGGGGGATCAGCAGGGTCGTCACGGCTGTCGCTTCCCCTTCCCGGGCGGCGGCCATTGGAAGCCGCTGCGCCGCAGCGTGGCGATGGCGTTCTTCCACGCCCGGTGGTCGCTGGGCGTGGACGGCAGCGTCACCGCGGGCAGTTCCGGGTCGGGCGGGAACGCCAGGAGGTGCTTCCTGCCCTCTCGGATGCGCCAGCCCTGGGCCTCCAGGGCCTTGCGGATCCGCTTGCCGTCGTCCACCACTGTCCCCTTTCCGTTGCGATGCGTCAACACTAGCGGAAAGTGTTAACGCGAGCAACCTTTTACGACGGGAGTCCCGATGGCCCTCGACCCGTCCCTCGACCCGGCCCAGCTCGTCCCCGACCTCGACGACGGCGTGCCCCTGGTCACCCTCGACGACAACGCCGCCGAGCCGTGGGACGCCACCACCGACCACACCGGCGCCGCCGAGCCCGTCTGGCTC